TATATATATATATATATATATATATTTTTATTTTTAACATTTCCTAAATCCTTTCCGTTTACATGTTTTAACTGCTTTATTAAATTTTTTCATCGCATCTTTTAATGAACGACTCTTAGATTTTTTACCACCTAAATTTAATTTTATACCATTCTTTACTTTATCTAATGAAAAAACTTTTTTTGTTTTTTTTCCATTATCATTTAATTCATATATTTCTTTTCTTTTTACATTATTACCATTTTGTGAAAAAAAACTACTACCACTCCCATTTGACATAAAAACACCGGTTCCAAATGCCCCTGCCCCTAATGCTGTCATACCCGCACTCATAGAAGGCATCACAGCAGGCGCTGCCATAGCACATGGAACACATGGTATTAATCCACCCTTCTGTTTTATCTTCTTCTTTTTAGATTTTTTTTTAACTGATTCTAAATGACCTAAATAAGAATTACCACCACCTTTCCATGAATTACTTATAAATCTATGACCTATTTTATTACCTCTACCCTTATAAACAAAATATACTGAATTATCTACTTTTGTTAAATCCCATTGTTTCATATATTTTTCCTTTTCTTTTTCATCTCTATCATTAAATGATACTTCTACAAATTTATCTAATGCCGTCTTTCCATATAATATATTCTTTATTTTTTGTTTTTTTTTATCTTTTTTAAATAATTCTAATACAATACCATGTAGATTATTCATTATATTATTTATTTACAAAATAAATATAATATATACTATAATGGAAAAATGGGCAGTATATGGTTTAATCGCAGCTTTTTTAATTGCTGGGAGAGATATATTCACTAAAAAATTTAGTACAAAATATTCACCAATAGAACATCTTTTATATTACTATATACTTTGTGGATTTTTTATAATCTTATTAGCATTATATAAATCAAAAATACAAAAAGAAAAAATTAAATTTATTGATACCGAAGATATATGGAAATTTGCTCTTTTAGCATCTATTAGTGCCATTATTATTTCACCATGTCAAATATTATCACTGAAATATTGTGATAACCCCGGTAAAAGTAAAGCAGTCATTAATATGAATAGTATAATCGCTTTCTTCCTCGGATTTTATTTTATTAAAGATTCTAAATTTGATCTTAAAACTATTGGGGGAATAATACTTACCATTTCTGGTATTTATTTAATTGTTTAATTTATCTATATAATAAATTCCTTGTAAATAACTATCCGATAAATCATCTTTTTTCTTTGAACTATCATATAAATCATGATATTTTTTATCTATTTCCTTATTTTCCCTTATCATAAAATCGCAATATTTAATCGCTAAAAATTTATTCTTTTTATATGTTTCTTTAATATTACATTCTATTTTAGGACCAGTATATACCTTTAATTTATTACGAGCATTTATCATTTGTATATCATTTATTTCTTTCATTAAAAAATAACTATATATTATCATTTGTACACTTTTCATTGTAGGATTTTTTAATGCTGGTTGATTCTCAATACAAACTATATCCACTTCACTGAAAGTTTCCTTTTCATCTAACTTTTTAATGATTTGCTTACCCATATGAAACATATGATTATCTATCTTTTTTATATTCTTTAAGTTTCTATCTGAATACATCTTTAATTTACTATGACCTGTACATAATTTAAAACCATTTTTATCACATTTACTTGCACTCTTATCGCAAGATTTACCTTTCATATTATGATCACATACATGATCAATTGATATATTTAATATACCCCAATCTAAAATACTTTTATTATCAACACACATTAAACAATATGCTAAATTTTTTATTCCTACATCAAATGATAATATTTTTTTCATATAATATCATTTTTATCATAAAATAACTTTAAATTAAGAAAATATTTATAAATTAAAACCAGATGGTTCAGGTGTACCCCCGAAATTAAAAGCATTCCCTAACTGATTTGACTGACTTGTCATCTTTGGTAAAGTAAATTCTTGTTTTGGTTGTTGTGGTGGAGGAACAGGTGTTTCTACAGTTGAAATAGCCGGAGGGCTAGGACCAGCACCAGGCATTAATGGACCCTTCATTCCTAATCCATAACTATCAGCCTGAACTATTGGATCACTTGGAGCACTCTGTAATGCAGATGAAACATGAACGAATAATAATAAATTCTGAATAATAACATATATCACAGGGAATATTAAAAATACCCACGCTAACTCTGTCTTATTATATTGACATAAACCATACATTGTTATACCCAAAACTAAAAGATATTTTAATTCTTGTGCAGAATATAAATTAAATAAATTTTCCATCTTTAATGTATTATAACGACCTAACTTTTGACGAACAAAATAAATACACATAATTGATAAGACTAAGATAATACCAAAAATTATCACTGGACTACACATCCTTGTAGTTAATAATTCATTTACTTCATTTAATGTTTCCATAATATATTAATGAATAATAAAAAAAATTTGATTTATTTTATCATTTATTTAAATAAAATATTTATTCATAATGTGGAATAAGACTATCACTTTTGTCGCTAATCAACTCAATGATATCATTCATGATTATGATGTATCTCTTATAGTAGCAAATTATTATGTTCATATGAGAAACGACGATAGTATAACAAAATCAATAAATTATCATTGTGATAGACTTGGATTATTTAACCCCAAAGGATTAAGAAGTATTACTTCATTTATATCCATAACTGAACCTTATTCATCCAAAATTCCATCATCTCCAATAAATCACACATTATATGGTTTAGACGGAAATATTAAATGGAGAATTTGTCCTAAAAATAAAAAAACTATGCATTTCATACACACCAATGAATATCATAACCGAGAATTTAACTCTATTTTGAGATATCTACAATCAAAAAGAGGATTCCATCAACATTATTGGTCCGTTTATAGAAGTGCCTGGTCTATCCCATTCAATCCAAATGAAATAATAACTTTAAAAGATAAATTAAAAGATCTAAATAGATTACCAGAATCAATTATTGCATCGCATGCATTTCAAACATTTGACTGGTTAGCAGATGTATAATCATATAAAATTTGATATTAAAAATTTATTATTTTTTATCATACAAAATGAATTATATTCTTACAAAAACTCCATACCAGAAAATTAATAAAATGGGTATTTCTTCTCAATGGGAAGGAACACATATTCGCTTTATTCATAATGATAAATTATCACCCATGATAGAATCAAGAATTAATAGAATGTTTATTATTTCTATAATTCAGTTATCAATGATAACATTATTAATATATATTATTTCATAATTAAAAATTTGATATTAAAAATTATTTATTTTTTTAATAATAAATATGTGTTTTACTAAAAGAAAAAAACGAATGATTAAAAAATATAAAATTCATCCTGAACCTAATCCTAAACCTAATCCTACTAATGAAACTAATCATGATAATTTATTCAAACCCCCTATATTTATAAATCAAAACTCTTAATTTATCAAAGATTATCTTCGAATATTGTTTTGTAATCATAAACTTATTATCTAATGAATTTACAATATTCATAAATACATTACCTATATCTATTAATTTTAATAATATTTCATCTATATTCTCACCATCTATCTTATTTTTTTTATAATAATTTATATATTCTTCGGTATTAATACTAAATAATTCACTTACTATAAAATTAAATAAGAAATATTCTCTATCATCTTCATTCATCATAAATACTTTTTTCTCAATAAATAATAATTTTCCAACAAATATATCAATATTATCATAATATCTTAAATTCCATCCCAATTTATGAAATTTAATATTAATATTTTTTTTAATTAATGTATTTATACCATTAATTCTCCAATCAATATTTTTTAATGATATATTTTTATTTAATTCATTTAATAATAAATAACTATCTCCTATCTTTTTATCAGAACCAACTAATTTGGGCAATTTACCTTTCATTAAATCTATATAATTAGATACACCATGAAATATTATATTACCTTGTGTATCATGACCCCTTCTACCAGCACGACCACTCATTTGTAAATAATCACTATTTGTATATTGTGGATTTTTATAACCTGATAAAGATACACTACGAATTGGTAAATCAATACCTAAACATAATGTTTTATCTGATATTATAATTCCTAATTTTTTTTGACTCATTAATCGCTGAACAATCCAATTATATTCATCCGGCATTGATGAAATATAAATACCAATCCCACGCTTTAATAACTGGAATACTGGATTTTCATATGGAATATTAAATCCTGTAGCATTCTTTATTTCTCTTCTTATTGATTTTATTTCATTACCACTCATCGGTTCACCACGTGTAAAACAATAATCTTCATGTTTCTTATATACATCTATTTTCCTAAAATCTGGATTTGATAAAAAATTATTTAATTCGGTTTTAAGATTTTTAATCTTATTATTACAATTTATTGTATTTCTACACTTATTTATACATTTTTCATAATATTCTTTTATATTATTCATATATTTATCTCTTTCCATTTTGTCAAATCTATTTAATTTTTCATTCTTTTCAGTATGAGCATCCTTTGTTTTAATCTTTATTGATTCAGAATAAATAATCCTCTTATCTAAATATTTCTTGTATAATTCATCCTTCTTTTCTAATATATCATAATGATATGGATATTCTAAATTTTCCATAAGTTTTAAATCTTCATATACTTTATAAAAAATCTCTTTTGCTACTAATTCTTCCGTATGAAAATATATCATTGGTAATAAATCATTATTTTTACATTCTTTAAAAAAATCTATAATATCATCTAAATTTTCCTTTTTATTAATCTTATATTTCTTAAATTTATCTACTACAATAAGAATTTTTTCTGGATGTAATTTATATAATTCTTTTAATTCACCTTTTAAATATTCTTCATATATCTTTGTATCATCTAATGTTAATAATTTATCTCCACTAAAATAATTATCAGGTGATAAATATTCTACCTCTTCATCTAATAATTCTTCTAAATATTCATATAATAAAATACAATCATATGAAGTAAATGATATATCATTTATTGAATCAAAATCGTGTTTTTCTAAACATATTAATGGATGAATTTGTATTAATTTATCATTATAAATCCACCTCTGTATATTTATAAATCTCTTTTTATATTCTACATATTCTATATCTTTATTATGAATTTTTACAAATATATCTTTTAAATAATCTATATTTTCAATTGTAGCAGATAATGCTAAAAAATTACAAGTAATACATTTTATAATATTTTCATAACATATACCCATATCTTTATCATTTATATTATGTATTTCATCAAATACAGCATAATCAAAATTAGTATATATTTTTGGTAAATATTTTTCTATATTATCCGGTGTCCCTATAAATATATTCGTTTTACTATCATATGATAAATGAGACATATTATCTACTAAATAATGAACCTTATATCCCATTTTAATAAAATTTGCACCAACCTGATAAACAACCGGTTTCGCTGGACATATATATAATACCTTTTTATGAATTATACCAGTTGCCATCGCAACAAAAGATTTTCCAGAAGATGTAGGAGCTTTAACTAAAACACTTTTATTATTTTTAATATGATTAATAACCTCTATCTGCCAATCATCTAATTTTAACTCCCCTTTATCCCAAAAATTTAATGGTGGCAAATAATCACCACACTCTTTCATCATATAAGTTTTATAATCATAATTTAATAACTTTTTATCTAGATTATTCATTTTTTTTAGATATGATTCATCATTTATTAAATATTCATTCGAACCATATTTTAAACTGAAATAAATATTTAAAATATGAATCATATAATCCTTTTCACCACATTTTTGTTTTTTTATAAAATCACATAATAATTTAAATTTATAAATCTGTTTCCCCTTTTCTGTTTTTAATTTCTCAAAATTATTATAAATATTATTATCATTTAAATTATGAAATAAAAAATCTATTATTTCCATATCATCCTCTGTTTTTTTTAATTCGCGTTTCTTATTTTGTTCTATAATTATAAGATCCTTTTTCTTAATATGTTTCTTTTTAATATTCTTTACATCATTTATTTTATCAAAATCTTCTATCATATGTTTTAAATTTGTATTTAAACCCATCGATAAGTCGCGTATAAATACATTAAAAGAATTATAATTATGTTTTTCCCAGTGTAACGTTTCCATTATCAAGTCAAATTAATATATCAATTTATTTTTAAATAGCTAATTATTTTTTTATTAATTTTTTTCTTTTAGATTTTTTATGTTTTGATTTTTTACTTTTGCTGTGTTTTCGTTTACTATATTTATTTTTTATTCTTTTAGATTTTGTTTTTATTATTATTTTTTTTAATCTTTTTTTCTTTGTTTTTCTTTTTTTTTATTTTTTACTTTTTCCTCTTCTTACTCCTCATCCACACCATCTGAGAAGACCTAATCCACAGCTT